ACGGGACTACAATCAATCTGAGCTAAAGGTCCGGACCTTCGACGTTAAGATCATCACCGGCGCGATCCTGATTGCCGCGATGGTCGACGAATTGCACCTCTTGGGCCGCAACCCACACACTCCGAAGGTCCTGCGCCAAATCCGCGGAGGACTGGAGAAGACGCCTGAAGGACTGCTGCTGATCACTACGACGCAGTCGGACGATATCCCGGCCGGCGCCTTCAGGGACGAATTGCTTACCGCTCGAAAAATCCGCGATGGGCATTTCAAGGGCAAGATCGTGCGGCCGATGCTGCCGGTCCTTTATGAGTTCCCGGACGACATCGCGAAGGATCGCGACAAGTGGCGTGACCCCAATAATTGGGGCCTGGTCATGCCGAATCTTGGTCGTTCCGTCCATTTGCAAAGCCTGATTGCCGATTGGGAAACCGAGAGGACGAAGAACGAACAGGCGATCCGCATTTGGGCCTCGCAGCATCTCAACATTGAGATGGGCGTGGGTATGAAGACGGACGGCTGGCCCGGCGCTGAGTTCTGGTCCGAAGCCGAGGACGAGACCATCACCGTGGAATCGATGATGGAGCGCTGCGAGGTGATCGTGGCGTGCGCCGATGGCGGCGGTCTCGATGACCTTTACGGGTTTGGTCTGATCGGTCGGGAGCGAGGAACTGGTATCTGGCTCACCTGGTCGCATGCGTGGTGCCATCGTGGGGTTCTGGATCGCCGCAAGAGCATCGCGTCGTTGCTCGAGCAATTCGAGAAAGCCGGCGAGCTGACCATTGTTGACGACAAGCTCGATGACATCGAGGCGATGGTGGCAATCATCGAGCGGGTTAACGAGTCTGGGCTTCTCGCGTGCGTCGCCCTCGACCCGGAGGGGCCGTACGGCGAGTTGGTCGAGGCGCTTGCCGAAATCGGGATCACCGAAGAGGGCGAGCAGATCGTGGGCGTGTCGCAAGGCTACAAGCTCATGAACGCCATCAAGACCAGCGAACGCAAACTGGCGAACGGGACGATGAAGCACGCGAGGTCCGCGCTCATGGACTGGTGCGTGCAGAACGTTCGCATCGAGCCGACGGCGACCGCTATCCGCGCGACAAAGCAGAATGCGGGTGACGCGAAGATCGACCCGTGGGCCGCGCTCATGGACGGCGTGACTGTGATGATCCGGAACCCGGATGCGGCCGGTCCTTCCGTCTTCGACCAGATGGCGGCCGACGCGGGGGTGCAGCCGAGGTCTCCGGATGCGCTTCCGATCGACGATGAGGTGTCGATCCTCCGCAATCCCCGGCATCCGCGCTTCGAAGAGGTGCGTCAGCGGTTCAATGAGCGGTTGGCTATGCAGGATGAGTTCGAGGGCGCCTTCTGATGGCCTTGCGCGACTCTATCGCGAACGGCTTCATGCTGCTGGCGCAGCGGCTCTCGTCCGAGCCGCGGTACGTCGAGCGCTCTCGGGTCTCGACGTCGCCGCGCACGCTCGCCGGTGTCTCCGTCACGCCGGACAGCGCCGTCACGATCGCCACGGTGTGGGCGTGCCTGCGGTATCTCTCGCAGACGGTCGCTGTGCTGCCGTGGCACGTGATGAGGGATGGCGATCGTGGGGCGGAAATCCAGTACAAGCACCCGCTCGACTGGATGATCTGGAAGCGCGCGGCTGAGGAGGAGTGGTCGTCGTTTCAGTTTCGGGAAACGCTGCTGCATTGGGCGCTGCGCTGGGGCGACGGGTTCGCGGAGATCGAGCGCGATCAGGCCGGCCGGCCGTTCGCGATGTGGCCGATTCATCCCGAGCGTGTCGACGTGTGCCGGGCGACGGAAGATGGGACGAGCAGCGGAGGCGAGCACATTCCCGCCGGCCGGCTGTTCTACGAAGTCAACAACGGCGTCGGGGGGAAGGTCACGATCGCGCCGCGGTCGATGTTCCATCTCCGGGGTTTCGGCGAGGGCGTGCGCGGCGTCAACGTCATCCATTACGCGGCGCAGTCGATCGGGTGGGCGCGCGCGGCGCAGCTCTATGGGTCGGCGTTCTTTGGCAACGGCGCGACGCCGGCCGCGGTCGTCATCAACAAGAAGCCGCTCAAGCCCGCGGGGCTTCGCCTGCAGAAAGAGGAGTTCGCGGACCTCTACAAAGGCCCATGGAGGTCCAATAAGACCGCTCATGTCGACAACGATGTTGACGTGAAGGCGCTCGGGTTCGATGCGGAGAAGACGCAACTCGTTGAGGTGCACCAGTTCCTGGTCGAGGAAATCTGCCGCTGGTTCGGCGTGCCGCCGCACAAGGTCATGCACCTGTTGAGAGCAACCTTCTCCAATATCGAGCACCAGGCGATCGAAGTCGTCGTGGACTCGGTGTCGCCATGGGTGAAGCGGTTCGAGGACGAAGCCGACTACAAACTCTTCGGGCAGAACCGGCAGGGGCTCTACACCAAGATGAACATGCGGGCCTTGATGCGTGGCGACAACCAGGCGCGTGCGCAGTTCTACAAGCAGATGTTCGAGATGGGTGCCTACTCGCCCAATCGCATCCTCGAGCTTGAGGATGAGAACACGCTCGGGTCGGACGGCGACAAGCATCTGGTGCAACTCAATCTGACGACGCTGGAGAAGGCGGGTGAACAGCCGGTCACTCCATCGCCGAACGAAGATGACGATGACGTCGACGATGCCGATCAGGCCCGGCTCGACCGTGCTGCAGCACTGCTGCGGGAGCCGGTCGATGCCTGAGCCGGTCATCATCAACCGCAGCGTGGCGCCGCCGCCGCGCAAGTCTGGGTTCCGCGATCAGGTCCTGAAGCTGATCGAAGCCCTCACGCGCGAGGTGCTCGCGCTCAAGCAGCGGCCGTCGGCGCGGGATGGGCGGGACAGCGTTATTCCGGGGCCGGTAGGGCCGCGGGGTGAGTCCGGTCCCGTCGGTGCCCGCGGCGAGGTGGGTCCAGTGGGGCCGCGCGGCGAGTCCGGCGACCGCGGTCCACAAGGCGAGCGCGGAGAAGCAGGTCCCGCCGGTGAGCGGGGCGTTGTAGGGCCGCAGGGTCCCGCCGGTGCTCAAGGTGTGCCGGGCCCGCAGGGCGAGCGGGGTGAGACGGGTCCCGTCGGTGAGCGGGGGCGGGATGGGCGTGACAGCGCCGTGCCCGGTCCGCAGGGCGACCGCGGATTGCAAGGCGAGGTGGGGCCTGCCGGTCCTCAAGGCGAACGGGGCGAGCAAGGTCCGCAAGGTATTCCGGGCCCCGCTGGTGACTCCGTCCTCGGTCCCGCAGGTCCGCAGGGCGAGCGCGGATTGCGGGGCGACAAGGGACCGCAAGGCCTCAAGGGCGAGCCGGGTCCCCAAGGCGAGCGCGGGCCGCAGGGTGTCCGCGGTGACCGCGGAGAGCAGGGTGAGCCGGGCGCATCAGGGTCCGTGGTCGAGATCAGCGAGGACTTCTCTCTCGATCTCTCGGCTGCCGATCTGCGCAATCTGCGTGGTCGCGAGATCACGATCGACGGCGTGACGTTCGTCGCCATTACGAGGGGCTGACCAGGATGAAGATCGTCATGAGCAACGTCACGCCGCTCAAGCCCAGGGCCTCGGGCCAATACCGGATGGTGAACAAGGGCAGCGACCGCGGGGAAATCTGGGTCTACGGCATCATCGGCATGGACTGGTTCGGCGAGGGCGTTACCGCGAAGCAGTTCGCGAGGGACCTGAAGGCGCTGGGAAAGGTCAAGGACATCGACCTGCGTATCAATTCAGACGGCGGCGTCGTCACCGAAGCGCGTGCGATGTACAACCTTCTGGTCGAGCACGAAGCGCACGTCGTCACGCATATCGACGGGATCGCTGCCTCCGCGGCCTCGTTTCTCGCGATGGCGGGTGACGAAATCCTCATCGCCGAAGGCGGCTTCGTGATGATCCACAACGCCCGCGGCCGCACATTCGGGGAGGCGGAGGATCATCGCCGCATGGCCGATGTCCTGGATCAGGTCAACAAGACGATCTCGGATACTTACGTCGCGCGCACGAAGCAGGACGCCGCGCAGGTCAAGAAGTGGATGGACGCAGAGACCTGGTTCGATGGCAAGGAAGCTGTCGAGCACGGGTTCGCGGACAAGATCGTCGAGAACAAGCTGAAGGTGGCGGCGTCGCTCGCGCACTCGGGCATGTTTAAGAATCTCCCTGCATCCCTGCGGCCGAACCGCGCCGCAGCGGTAGCCGCGATCGACAAGATGAAAGCGCCGCTGCGCTGAAATTCCGTCGCCTGACGGATGTTGCCCAAACGCGGGGTGGGCGCCCGCACCCGCCCCGTCGTGATGACGCGGCATTCCGTAAGATGGAGCCTGAAACATGCGAAAGCTCGCTTTCGTCGTAATGGCCGTCGCTGTCGCCACGATTGTCATGGCGGCGGGCGCGGTCGATCTGCATGCGTTCCCGACGGCGCCGGCCGGCTTCGCGTTGGCTGGCGCCATGGCGGCTGGTCTCGACCTTCGGGGCAGCACGGCGTTCACGCCGGTCCCGGGTGTCATCCTGATGGCCGCGAAGACGATCGAGGATCTGGAGGCGGAACTCGCCGACATCCTCGCGGAGTCGCAGGCCATCGTCGACAAAGCCGACGAAGAGTCCGACGGCGAAATTTCGGATGATGGTCTTGCCGCCATCAAGGCGAACGAGGTCAAGGCGGACAAGATCAAGCGTCAGATCGAGGCGCGGCGCTCGGCCGCGGTGATCACCGCTCCGAAGGGGCAGGGCCGTCAGGCTGCGCCCGAGATCAACAACCGCAACGAGCCCGGCAAGCGCACCGTTCCGGCGACCGCTCGCGACAGCCAGCGCTTCGGATTCACGAACCTCGGCGAAATGGCGATCGCGGTCCGCGCGCACAAGCTCGGCGACACGGAAAGCGAGGGCGTGAAGAAGCTGGTCAACGCCGCGTCGACCTATCAGAACGAGGGCGTCGGCGCCGAGGGCGCGTTCCTCATTCCCCCGGAATTCTCCAGCGCGATCTGGAAGAAGGTCGAAGCGGAGGAGAACCTGATGGCGCGCTGCGTCGAGTTGACCCCCGAAGGCAACTCGATGACGATCCCCAAGGATGAAACGACCCCTTGGGGCACGTCCGGCATCCAGGCCTACTGGGAATCGGAAGGCGCGGCGATCGGTCAGACCAAGGGTTCGTTCGAGTCGTCCACGCTGCGGCTGTTCAAGCTGGCGGCGCTGGTGCCGGCATCCGACGAATTCCTGGAGGATGCGCGTGGGTTCGAGTCCTGGCTCATGGCCAAGGTGCCCGGCATCATGTCGCACAAGATCAACACCGCGATCATGGACGGCACCGGCGTCGGCATGCCGCTCGGCGTTCTTCGTTCTCCCTCGCTGATTTCGGTCGGCAAGGAGACCTCGCAGCCCGCCGACACCGTGTGGTTTGCGAACATCCAGAAAATGTGGGCGCGCATGTACGCCCCCTGGCGCCGCAGCGCGGTGTGGATCGTCAACCAGGACGTCGAGGGCCAGTTGGAAGCGATGGCGTTTCAGCCGTCCGGCGCCGCGTCCATGCTGCCGACGGCCGCTTCGACGCCGGTGTACCTGCCGCCGGGTGGTGTGGCGGATGCGCCGTACGGTCGCCTCAAGGGCCGTCCGGTCATTCCGCTGCAGGCGGCGAAGACCCTCGGCGATCAGGGCGACATCACCCTGGTCGACTTCAACCAGTACCTCCTGCTGCGCAAGGCGGCGGGCCTGCGGTCCGACACCTCGATCCACTTCTTCTTCGACCAGGCCCTGACCGCGTTCCGGTTCATCTTCCGGATCAACGGTCAGCCCGCGTGGTCGGCAGCGATCTCGCCGCAGAACGGATCGAACACCCTGTCCTGGGCCGTCACGGTCGACGGGCGCTG